GCGAAAGCTTTGAACGCCAAGAAGTCGGAGAACGGCAAAGGCGAACCAAAACCCATTCCCGCGAAGGCACGCAAGTCTTAATACCACCTTCCGGAATCCGCCCGGCCGAGGATAATGCCTCCGCCGGGCATTTTCTTTGTTCAAAATGGTCCGAAACTGCTCACTATTAGATATGAAGAAACGCAAGAGCAAGAAACGACGGATGTCGTATTGATTTTCAGCAGGGTGGAGAAGATGGCCATCTCGTCACGCTCATAACGTGAAAAACGCGGGTTCGAGTCCCGCCCCTGCGTCCAATCTTTTGAACAACCTCATTTACGCGTATTGGGACAGTTCGCCGAACGCAGTAATTCACCAAGCGGAACTTTGCTCGCTCTGGCGAGCTAGCTGGCTCGCCCGCGGGTGGCAGCCCCGGCTGTTAACAGTTCGCGACGCGCTGAAGTCGCCGCAGTATAAAGCCGCGCTCAAGCTCGGCCCAGTGCCGCCGCAGATGTTGGCAGACTTTGCGTGCAGCGCAGTCGGCGGGGTGTTCATTTGTCCGTTCCACTGCATCAATTTTTCATTGCCCGCGCCCGCGAAAAACGTGTTTTCTAGTATGGAATTTTTCAAGCAGCCTGGGTGGGAGCGCGCCGCGATAGTCGATTTCGACCACGGCGTCGATCCCGAAGTAATTCGGACTTGTGGAAGACCTTTATGAACGCAATCTATTGTTTTCGAGATCGAAATCGGGAGAAGCTCCGGGCGGCGGCAATTGCCGCGCACGCCCGAAAAAAGCAGCAAGGCGGAATTTAAATGCTTCCAGACGGCCCAGTAAAAAAATTCGCTTCCGAAGTTGCGGCGCTCGTGCATGCGGACAAGAAGCCCGACGCGGCCCGGCATATCATCGATTTTTGTAAACTCACCACCAAACTCGATGGCGAAGATCCGAAGAAAGTAGTTCCGGTGTTGGCCGAATGGCTCCATTTTTTGCTCAACAATTCCGCCCCAGAGGAAGCCGCACAATTGCTATGGACCCCGACACAGTTTTCTCCTGAGCCCGAATGCACAAAAGCAGTTTGGAAACTTTTTAAGGACACGTCTCTTGGCCTAATAATGGGCGCGGGCAGTATGAGCAAAAGTTATGGGATGGGAGTCCGCCTTTTCCTCGAGTGGATTCGAGATCCCGTATTCACGTCTATCCGAGTGATCGGCCCATCAAAAGCCCACCTCTCGGCAAATCTTTTTTCTCACTTAGTGTCCCTCCACTCCGGCGCGTCGATTCCCTGCCCGGGAGAGGTCGGAGACCTTTTTATTGGAGAGGATCGGCGCAACCTTTTAGGCTCTATAACAGGCGTCGTGATTCCTCTCGGATCTACAAAAAAAGCGGCGCGCCTACAAGGAGCCAAACGAAAGCCTCGCCCGAACCCGCACCCAATTTTTGGCGCGCTGTCGAGATTTTTCGTGTTCGTGGACGAGTTTGAGAACGTTCCGAAAGGGTTGTTTTCAGACATCGACAATATTCTCACTCAGGTGGACTCCGGCGAATACCGCGGATTCGGCTTGTATGGTGCTTACAACCCCCAGGATATGTCGAGCGAGGTCGCGAAGCGGGCAGAGCCGGATTTTGGCTGGGAGAATTTAAATGCAGATTTGCATTTTCGCTGGAGGTCGCGTCGCGGCTGGGAAATTTTGCGGCTCGACGGCGAGCGCTCGGAAAATGTCATACAGGGAAAGATTATATACCCCGGCTTGCAGACGCGCTCCGGCCTCGAAGCGATAGCGAGAAATGCAGGCGGCCGCGACTCGGCGGGATACCTCACGATGGGTCGCGGGCTTTATCCGATTCAAGGAACTGTCACGACGATTATTCCGCCGGGCATGTGGCCTAAGTTTCGGGGCGAATATATTTGGTTTTCAGAGCCCGTTCCGGTTGCGGCCTGCGATCTCGCGCTCGAAGGAAACGCCGCCGCTGTTTATACGTTGGGCCGCTTTGGAAAAGCGTCAGGCATGAAGCTGCCACCAGATCTCGACAATCCCCGCGGAAAGGTCGTCATGTTTAAAGACTCCCACGGACAAGTTCAGCCGCGCTATGGGTTGCAAATTGACGTGCAGCACATACTTCCACGCGGGGATACCGTTGCGATAAAAGACCGGCTGATAGAACTGAACCGAAAGGCTGGAGTCAAGCCAGAATATTTTTCGATGGATCGAACCGGCAACGGCGCGGGCGCGGCGGATTTAATTCGACACGAGTGGGGAACACAAATCCACGACGTGAACTTTTCTCAAGGACCCACACAAGCAAAACTAATGGCGGAGGATTCCACGAACTGCGATGAGCAGTTCGATCGTATGAACAGCGAGCTTTGGTGGGCGCTGAGAGCGTGGGGTGAACACGGCTATCTCATGCTTTCTCCGGCATTAGATATGGCGGAGTTAACGCAACAAGTTACTCAACGACGTCTGCATTCTAGCGGAAGAAAAGCTCGGATCGAGTCGAAAAAAGATTACATGTCCCGCGGCTTCACGAGTCCCGACCGTGCCGATTCCCTGACGCTCTGCGTGCATGCTGCACGCATGGGCTCGGGAATAATCCTCAGTCGCTCGGGCGAATCCGTCGGCGGCGATGGCGAGGACAGCTGGTATGATGAGGGCGTGACACAGATAATTGACTGCACGAACCGACAAGACCATCTCGAATGAAGATCAACGTCAGCCTAGCGCCGAAGGACGGGTATTGGTTCCGCGATACCGACGGCACGGTTCTACGTGGAAACAGCTGGTCCGGGCTGAATGCGCGCGTGGTCGCGTATCGGAAGCGCAACGGACTGCCGCAGGGCAACCCGGCCGAAGAGGTCACTGCGCAAGTTTGTGAGAGAACCCCGAGCTATTGCCGGGAAAATGAGGATCCAGTTTATATGGCCGCTGTAAAAATTGCGTCACTGAAGGGTCGGGTATTGAAATGGCTGGCCGGCGTCCGGCACCGGCACGGCTTGGTGGGACTGCCATATGTCGACGAGGCGCTAATGCGCGCGCGCGCGGACGTGTGCTCGCGTTGTCCGTCGCACGCGACGATCTCCGGCGGCTGCGGCAGCTGCAAAAAACTGCTCAAAGCGTCTCGGGAGGAGGTTTTGGAGGGCAGACCGATCGCCGACGTGCAGGGCTGCGTATCCCTGGACTTGGATTGTGCGGTGGAAGCCTGGATAAACGACCCCGCGGACGGTCCGGACAGCCTGCCAGGGTGCTGCTGGAAGAGAAAAAATGCCCCCTAAAGCGTGATTTTCAGATTTTCCATGCCATTTCGAGCCGCGGGAGCCGCTTTTCGAGCGTTTTGGGCTCGAATTCGGGGATTTCGAGTGCTGGCGACCCCCGCGGAGCAGGGAACCCGGCTTTTAGAGTGCGGGGACTGCGAAAACCTGACCGAAGACGAGCAATGCCGTCTCTGTGGCTGCTTCGTGATCGGAAAAACGGGGATTACGACCGAGAAATGCCCGGCCGGCAAATGGAAAGCGATTTTTTTGAAGAAATCCGTGTCAAAAGCGGTGAAAAACACTCACTATTAGTTGACACATGCCGCTTTCTGATAGACCGCTCGTAGAACAACGTCCCGCCGCTTCGAATCCGACCGTGACCACGGCTGAAGGCGGCTTGATCTCGTCCCCGGACCTGAACCGCGAAGCGGAACCCCGCCAGCACGCGATCCGGGACATCATGCAGGTCCGGGAAGTCGTCCGGACGATCCAGCAGGCCAACCGGCTTCGATCGCTTGTCGCGTCCCGGCTGATGGCGAAGGTAAATTGCGAGCGGCCTAACGACCAGAAGCAACTTGAGCAAGAAGGACTCGGCTGGCGTCAGAATTTTTCCACACGCCCGCTCGCGTCGACCCTCGAGAAAGTTTTCCCTCGATTTATCCAGGCGGTTGATGGTCTCAAGTATCTCACGAACTCCTCGCTCGACGCGGACAAGTGGGATGGTGCCGTCGAGAAGACGGAGCTGTTCCGCAAAGCGATTACGGACACGATCCGAGCGAACCCGGCGTGGAAAACCCTGATCGCGGACATTTGTTTTACGAACACTTTGTTCGGCAGCGCAGTCGTCGCAGTCCTCAATGAGTTTTCATATTTCCCACGGTCGTTCAGGCACGAGGACGTGTTTTTGACGGACGGCTGCAAGCAGGATCCCGCGTTCGCCCAGGTTGTAGTGGTCCGCGAAACGTTGATGCCGCACGAGCTGTTCTCCGAAATCAAGGACCGGGAATCAGCAGAGACAATCGGGTGGAAAATTCCCGCCGCGATCGAGGCGATCAACAACGCGTCGCCTGCGCAGATTCGAGAATCTCTCGGCACCGATGGTAATCTCGAGACCTGGTATCAAAACGCGATTCGCGAACTGACCGTCGGTGCCAGCTACATGGCCGGAGCCAACGTGATTTCCGTATACAATCTTTTGGTGACCGAAGTGACTGGAAAAGTTTCCATGTATAAGCTTGCGGGCGAAGACTTATCTTTGATTTATGAGAAAGACGACCGGTTCGACAGCCCGCAAGATTTCCTCGCGTTCTACAGCTTCGAGCGTGGCAACGGCACGATGCACGGTAGCAAAGGTCTCGGCCGCCAGATCTACGAGCTCGCAGGCATGCTCGACCGCGCACGCAACGAAATGGTCGATCGCTCAATTTTGTCCGGTAAGACGCTGGTTCAAGGCGACATCAAGAGGCTCCACACTTTCAAAATGTCGGTCGTCGGCAGCACTTGCATTATTCCGAACGGTTGGAATGTTTTGCAGCAACGAATCGACGGCGACGTCGAGCCTTTTCTCCGTCTTGATGCTTACTTTTCAACCCTGGTAGACCAGATCGTTGGCAATGTCAGCCCGCCGCAGCTCGCGGGCAGCGGCGAAGCGATGCGGTCGTCCGCGGCCTGGCAAGTCACCACGGCGCGCGAGGAGGAAGCGAAAGACGCGCGCATCGTTCGGTTCATGGAGAACTTCGTCAGCATGATTCAGATGATGCAGCGCCGAATGTGCCGCAAGGGCGTGCATGAAAAAGCGGCGAAGGAAATGCAGGAAAAGCTGCTGACCCGAATGTCTCGCGAAGAACTTGACGAGCTCGCGGAGCAACCTGTCGCAGGCACCGTTCGGGATCTTACACCTTTGCAACGACAAATGATCGTTGCTGTCGCTGCCGAGAAACGGGGAAACCCGCTATACAACCAGCGCGCTCTCGAAGTCGAAGATTTAACGGCCCGGCTAGACACCCAGTTTGCGGACCGCGTGCTGCTGCCTGTCGAAGACCCGACCGAGGAAGCCGAACAGACGAGATTGCAGCTCATGGAAATCGTGCTGCTGTCGAGCGGCCAGGAAGTCCCAGTATCGCCGCGCGACAATCCGCTGATTCATTTGCAGGTAATTTTGCCCGCGACAGAGCAGCTCGCAGGCCAGATCATGAACGGCGAGATGGACACCGGTGCTTTTAAAGCGATGATTGCGCACGTTACGGCGCACGTCGCGACCGCGGAGTCACTCGGAATCGGCAAAGACGATCCGATTTTGAAACAGGCCAAAGATCTCGTCAAGAACGCAGGCGCCGCGATCGCGCAGCTCGAACAGCTCGACCAGCAAGCCGCACAAATTCAGCAAGCTTCCGGCGGACTCGACGCGAGCCATCCGGACCTACAGCAAC